TGTTAAGATTGGTATTTTGTGCCATTTTATTTTAGAACTCCAGTATAACTTTGATATCTTCCTTTTGATTTGCAGATCTTGGAATTGGGGCCCTGTTATCTATGTATATTATTTCTCCGGACTTTACGTTATATTCTGCTGAAGAAATTCCGGAAACAAAGTTCAGACCTAACTGATATATTCTATTATTTATTGTGGTAGTAATACCTATAAATCCAGTATCTATAGATAAAGCTGGTCCAATAATAGAATTACAGTTGATAGTTATTCCATATCCAGCAACAGGTGTTGATGTAAAAGGAATAATTTTATATCCAGATTCACTCGATGCTAATCCAGTTGGTTGATAGTATTTCAATACTCCTGTGATTGGATCCCAAGACGCAACATATCCTATAGCGGTAGAACCTAACCCAACAGTTTGTTTAATAATAGAATCTACAGCATAAGTTGTATTTGTTGTTACTCCAGCTAATTTCAATCCTTTAAGTCCACTAACTAAGGAGGCATTAAGAACTTCTACGTCACTATTAACAACAGTAGGATTTCTCATTATTCCCACTCTAGCAAAATCATTTCCAATAATGATATCTGGATTTGCATCTAAAGTTTCATATCTAGAGTAGAGTAAAACTCTATAAGCTCCTAATTCTCTGTAAATATTATACCCATGACCACCTTTAGGAGGAATAACGACATTAAAAGATGCTTTCGATGTTGTTCCAATACCAGTATTACTTAACTTACCTAAAGGTCCATTAATATCACTTCCGGGAGCTCCAGGAAAAAATTCTATAGTTCCATAAGTATAATCTTTCCCACCTTCTGTAACGAAAATTTCAGAAACTTTTCCAAAAGAATCGATAGTAATCGTCGCCTTTCCATCCGTTCCATCGCCTAGTATTGGTACATTGGAAAATGAAGTGGAAATTGGTTGATAATTACTTCCTCTATTAGAAATTAAAATAACTTCAATTTTTCCATCTATGGAATTATTTTTAGTAGAAATACTTTCTCCGGTCACTCCCCAATCTTCTGGAACTGGTATATACTCTATGGACTCAAATTTTATTATTTCCGATGGTTTTATCGTATAAACATATTTCCAAAGATATCCGTCTCCACTTGATCCCGAGGCTCTTGGTTCAAGATCAATAAATGTTGGTTGATCATAAGAAGGCCTTCCTTTTGGATTTTCTGGATCTGTTCCATTTTGTAAACAAACATAAACTCTAAGATCTTCATTAACAACATAATAATTTGCTTCATATAAACTAGTATTACCAGTTACTGGGGTGGGATTATATACATTATAATCATGTCTGTACATTTCATATGTGTTACCACTTACCCACTGAACTTTTCTTACCAGTCTTCGTACATCTTGACTAGTAATTTGTTTCATTGCAATAATACTTTCTTTTATCTGATTTTCCTCTCTAAATCCATCTAGTGGAGAAGGGGTATTATTAATCCAGATTGGAGATCCACCAGATTGAACACTAGTAGAATTTGGCAACCCAATAAAAGTATAATATTTATTACTAGTATCTCCAACACCAGAGACACTCTTTACAAAATTTTCTGCATTTAGGATTCTAAACTGATCAGATATGATGGCAGGCATTTTTTAATTAGACTTTTTTTTATTTAGTTACTTAAATTGGGTCTTGTTCTGATAACCCTAGGAGAAGTCGATAAACCGGTTAATCCATTATCTGTATACACATCAAAAGATTTTGATCCACCTAAAGATAGTGACCTATTTTGGAAATCATAAAGTTTAGACCAACTATATCTCCCGTAAAAACCATTAGTATTAATGCCAGAGAAAGTTGAAGTATTAGAATCATAAGTTCCTCTATCGGAAACTGAAACTGATGTTCCAGAATCTGGCGCAAAATGACAAGTAACTGTTACTATTCCTGCAAAAGGAGTTGTTACATTTTCAACAATATAAACTCCATCTAAGAAATTAGTTGCTATTCCAATTTTAGAATTTGGATAGTTACTCATTCCGCCCAATAATGTAGATATTCCTATTAAACTTCCATCTGTTTGAACATTACTTTGACTAATAACAAAATAATCTCCTTTTTGAAGTTGAGATGCAGTCACACCAAAAGTATTTGGAGATGAATATCCAATACCGAGAGTACTATTGTCATAAGTCTCAGATTTTAATCTAAAGTCTATTTTTGGCGAAGTTGTTCCTATACCTGGTGTTCCGGCTAAGAAAGTAGTTACTCCGATGATGTTTCCATAATCACCTTTTACCTTAAATGACCTTATTAATTCTTTTTTAAAAATTTCAGACTCTATTATAACGCTTGGAATATCATAATTAAAATATCCAAATCCCCCATCTGTTATATTAATAGATGATACTTGACCATTAGTTACTACGGATTGAGCAGTAGCTCCGTGATAAACAGGAGTCGATGTTATAATTGTTCCAGCAGCCCCAACAGCAACAAATGTGCCATCCAAACCTAAACTATTTGCAAATAAAGCATCATTAAGTTGGTTTGATTGCAAAGTATTTCTATAAGTCCAATTTTGAAGATCAAAAGAATAATACATCTTATTTACAGAAGTAATACCAACATATAACCCATCAAAGTAAGTTATGTCTATAATATTTTCAGAAGAATTGATATTATTAGAAACTACTTGATATTGAGTACGATTGATAGATTTTAATATCGTACCATTATTACCAACAACTACAAATTTACTTCCATCAAATATTACTTCGTTATATTTTTGGAATGATGGTACTCCACTTTGGTTAATTTCCCAAGAAGTTCCATTATCAGAGGAAATAACTGTTCCATTACTACCAACTGCGACAAAATACTGATTACCATAAGCAATAGAATTCAAATCTTGATTAACTCCGGAATATCTACTTACAAATCTTGAAGTTATTATTCCAGAAGAAGTAAATATAGATCCACCTGTTCCAACTACAACCCAACCATTACTTCCATAAGTTATAGAATTAAATGACCCATTATAAGTTGTTGGATTATAGCCGATAACACCAACTCCAACTAGAGTAATTTCTTCAAAACAAGGAATTTGATCCCAAGAAGTTATTGTAGAACTATATCCAACAGCTTGAGCTATTTTTGCCTTAGTACCAACTGTTAAGATGATATCAGAGGATCCGATACTAACTTTTTTAACAGACTTCAAATTAACAGTGCTTCCAACTCCAACATTACCAGTAGTCCAAAGTTGACCATCAAAACTATAAGCAAATAAAGAACTATTTCCCACTGCTACAAATTGATTTCCGTATGATATATTATTAAATACAGATGAACTAGTTATTCCGCTGATATTCACATATTTCCAATTATATATTGGGTCTTTTTTCTTTATAGAAGATGTAGATATTCTAACTTTGGGAGATAAAGTATTTGCATAACCAACTCCAGCATTTGCAATAATTATTGAAGATACTGTTGATGCTCCCGAAACTGTTGCTTGACCAATAGAATCTATTACGGTTCTATTTTCTGTAATAAATATGTCTCTAATATTTTCATTTAGTTGATCAAGATCGGAAAATAGTGGAAAAGCATTATCAACATAAATTACATCATCTGAAGCCTCTATTTTTTTAATTATATGCGCGTTTGGAAAAATATTAGCTTGTACACTAGGTCTAGATTTAGAGAACAACGTGCCAGAAATGATTCTATCTTGTTTTTGTTTTTTCCATGTCAATGGTCTAAATTTAGAAACATCATCATCAATTCCAATACTAGAATAAATGAAAGTATCCAACTGGTCCGAAGAAGTTAAAGTTTTTACAACTCTATCAAATTGTTGTATATCAAAAATATCAGTTGCACTTTCTTGAATAGTAACAGTATCACCTTCTTTTATAGTTTTCGGTGGAGTTATTTCACTTACATCTACAGAAGATCCTCTGTAATATAAAATGGTACACTTTGATCCGGCTATCGGTGCTTCAGTAAAGATAACTCTACTACCTCTAAACGTATAAGAATACGTAGGATCTTGTAAAATATCATTTAAGAATATGAATATATTGTTTGTTATATCTAAATCACTTCCAGTTGGAGTTCTTAAATTAATAATTTCAGTCACTCCATTAATTTCTGTGCTTAGGGTAAATTTCTTTCTAAATCCATTAAAAGAATTGCTGATATCATTGAATTTAATAAATTGACCCGGATAAAATCCACTAAATGAGTCGGTTTCTACTACATCTACCGTTAAAACAAATTCTGTTAACGGTCCACTATGAACCGTTGGTATCCCAACCACTTTTAATTTATCGCCAACTTTATAACCAATTCCAGGATTATCAAATTTGAAGTCAATAATACTCGATCCAGAACCAACCTCTACTGTTATTTTAGCTTGCTGGCCCACGCCAGATGTTCCTCCAGTGTACGCTAAACCAAGATTACTATATCCAGTAGGTATTCCAATTACAACGGTTGGTGGCGAGGTTATAGTGTATCCAATTCCAGGCGTAACAACTTTTATAGAAGTAACAATTCCCAAAGTTGTTCCACTTGTACCGACAAATGCTACCAAACTTGCTCCATACCCAATCGTAGAAGCTAAACTGACTGGCGGAGCATTTCTATACCCTGAACCACCACCATTAACAACAATTGATGATATTGTTCCGGCAGCAGAAACTATTGCATCAGCTGATGCTACTAACCTTGGTTGATATCCAAAAGAAGTACTTATCGAAACTACAGAAATTCTTCCTGCTGATGGAGTTCCACTTAGAAATGCCAAGGAGTTAGTTATTGAATTTTCAACTGTTACATCAACTGATGGAGTTTGAAAAACACCATTGATAAAAATTAATGGATTATTGCTGATATTACTACTATTATTAACATTATTAAATAATGTCGTGGTCGTGTTACCATCAACCTTTACAGTAAACTGAGTTGCAGCTATACCAGTGAATGAATTTGAAATATCATCTAGTATAATATTTTTATCTCTTGGTTCATTCGCATTAATTTGTCTGGAAAAAACTCTTCCAGAGAATGATGATCCCGTCTGAACTCCTGTTGGACCAGTTAGTCCATATGGTGCAGTAGCAAAAATTATAGTATCTCCAACTATATTAAATTTACCTTTAAATACAGTTCCAGCTATACCAACACTGTGTATTCCAATAGTAGATCCAAAAGAACCTCTTTCTACATCAAGTTTATTTTGACTTAATAAAACATTTTTTACATTTAAATATTCATTATTTAATGCAATAACATCACCAACAACTACAGATGTTATTCCTGAAGAAATATTTAAGATTGTAGTTGTTGCAGTAGAAACTGCTGATGATAGTCCAATAATTAATGAAGTTCTAGATAAAGGTGGTTGAACAATATTATCAATTGATATAAATGCATTTGCATTAGGATTTTTAAGACTCAAACTATGTGATCCAATTCCTAACTGAGTTATATTTAAAAATGTTGAACTAGTAGATAATCCAAGCAATCCAAACTGATTATCACTTAACTTATATACAAATACAGTTTTAGGTAATATTTTTGATCCAAGAACGGCCGGAGAGAAACTTACAAAATCAAAACTTGATCCACCCAGGTAAGTTCCGGCTATAGATACTATAGAGGTTGTGGCATATCCCACACCGCCTTGGACAACATCAACTACTGATACATATCCAGAACCATTTCTCGTTACATTGAAAATTGCTCCATTTGTATCTGTAGAAGGAACATTTAAGTATGTTTCATTTGCTCTAGTTTGAATACCTGTAGGTCCTACTGAAGATATTTTAAAAGTTAAATCGTTTGTTGGTGTCACTCCACCGAGATAAGTTCCAGCGATAGAAACGGTTTGTCCAACAGAATAACTTCTTCCACCTTCCATCAATATGACTGATGTTGAAATTGGTTGTCCGGTTGATGAATTATAATTTATAAGTATATTAAATCTTGCATTAGTTCCAATTCCAGCAGTACCTAGTCCTACAGCTTGTAAATACAGTTTAGAAGTTGGTCCAACTGGAGATAATACTGTAGAAACTCCTGTAACTGAAGTTGTTATAGCAACGGAATATCCATTTTCAAAAATTGCAGTACCTGTTAGTTTATGCACTTGCATTAACACCGTAGCACCAGATCCAACATAAGAAGTTGTAGCTATTCCTATTGGACTTCCGTCAGAGAAATTATAATCAAGTTCTTGACCTGTTTGATAATTATGATTAAAAATAGTCAGTGTATTACTAGAAAGAGAAATTACATTTTCAGATGCAGAATTAAAAACATGTTTAAAAAGACTTGTTCCTTTATTTTTCAGTTTAAAGGTAGTAAGTCCAACTATTCCACCACCCAATGTAAGTGACGGATATGTCATAGTTGGAGCAAAAGATGTACCTAATCCAATAATAGTTGTTATAATTCCTACATAGTTTCCTAAAGAAGTTCTAACATCAGCACAATCAGTTGTTCCATAATTTTCAGTTGGAATACCAGAAAGACTACTATTACCTATAGCAACCGTTAAAATACCAACTAGAGTATTAATATTCGTCTGGATATCTAAGTATGAATTAGTAGTTGTATTGACCCCAGTTAAAGGATCTGGTTCTATAGTCAAATTTCTTGCATACAACTGATTTGTAATCGCTTGCTTCATAAAATATTTGGAAGTTTCAAACACCAATATTGATTGAGATTCTTCTCCAACTAATCCATTGGTCAATGCAACACCAGCACCATTAAAATATTTTTTAGTATTATAAATTGTGTGTTGATTAGTACCGTAGGAAATATCTTGAGCAACACCATCTATAATATATCCAAGATCTCTAAAACATTTTAGTCCACCTGTATTATATGTTCCAGGATTTGCGATGGGAAGAGTTGCTGTCGATCCAACAGAAATAATAGTACTAACTATTCCAACCAAACTTATAATGGTATTTTGTACATCTGTGCAAGCTGCGGTTGAGGTTATTGCTACGTTTCCACCCCCACCTCCAAAAATTGTTGGTCCAGGAGTAGAGTTTAAATTTTTTAAGGTTAATCCATTTGTAACTGCAGTTCTCATTAAAGTCTGAGCTTGACCGAATGCAAATGTAGATTCAGCTACCTCACCCACTAATCCGTTTACAATGGGCAATCCGTTATCAAAATATTTTAATACAAATAGACGAGAATAAGCATTTCCGCCCGTGAATAGATCAAGGGAGATAGCATCAACCAAATATCCTAAATCTCGTTTACAGGAAACTTCAGTAGCAGCTATTGCTGGATAAACTGCAACTGTATTATTCCATGCAGTGTTGACAATTTCAGTTCTATTAATTTGTATCAATTGGTACGCACGATAATATCGTGATCTAGAATTAGTTTGACTATCTCCTGGGAAATAAAATCCTGTTGGGAATCCAACCGCAACTGCCGATAAAGATCTGTCTTGAATTTCTCTCTTATTGAGTAAAATTAAATTGCGAGCATTTTTAAATTTTGTAGATGTAACATTTAATGGATCTTGAATAATTTCAAAATTAAATTTTTGTGCAACAGCAGTTTGATACAGTGTTGGGGGAGTTTGATTATTGATTATATATTGACCAATAAATTTAACATAATTATAAGCAAATAAAATTCGATCAGTTTCAGCTGAAGTATATGAATATCCGGCATTCCAATAAGAAAGTCCAGCTTCTACGGATAAATTATTGGAGTTATATTTTAGATCATGTGTTACAGCGTCAACTATGTAACTAACATTATATGTTGTGCTTAATCCAATATTAGGATAATTAAATTGAACAAAGGACAGAACTTCTTGTTGAATAAATTCATTATTCAATTCTAAGAGAGAAGCAGCATCGGCATATCTACCATTTAAATATACTTCCGTAGTACCAGTAAATTCTGGGCTAATATCATCTATTCTTAATACTTTGTTTGTTTCATTTAAAATATATGGTTTGAGCTCAACTCCTTCAGTAAAGAAAATTTTATCTGTAGATCCATCTGGATAAAGATCATCTTCATAAACTAGTGCATAATTTTTTATTGATGCAAAATCAACTTCACTATCAATATTAAATAAGAGTGATGAACTTGAACCCAATAATTTGGGTTTCATATTTTCCGATTTTGAAATACCTACTAAAACTTCATTAGAAGTTGGTTGAGTATATAAAGTATAATCTGAAAATTCTTGAAATCCAGATGGATGAACGATTGATCTTACAGATTCTCTCCATGTTGAATATGGAACATTAGTTCTTAATGAATAAGAAAACTTCTGATAATAAAAATTATCAGAAATTCTTTGTTGAAACTCATTTAAAATACCATCGTTATTTGAAGAATTTTCTTTATCTCTAATTGCACCTAATGTTGAATTTAGTTCAAAAGAGCTAAGATACTCAACAACACCGGTAATTTTTGAAGTTTCTCCAAATAATGAATCTCCTATTTTAAAGGTTCCAGAAGAATCGATAATTCTCATCTGATTTAATTTATCATCCCACCCGTTTTCCATTATTCTACCACTAAATCCAGGCGAAACTACCTTCTCAGAAGATTGATATGTAACATCGTCTTTTAAGACCATTTCAAAAGAAGCCATATCTTTTTTATTAATTACGTAACCTCTTCTTTCATCATCATATGTTCCGAAACTTCCAGTGGATATTCCAGACATACTATAAGTTATGGTATTATTTGAAGTGCTTACTCCAGTAACAGTGAAGAAAGTATAATCATATGATGAGGAATTAAAATTTGCTAGTCCACTAGTTTGACTAGTTAGAGTACATTTTTCAATAAAAATTTTATCCCCAATTGAAAATGGAAACTGTACTATAGTTGATCCATATCCAATATTAACTAATGGATATGAAATTGGTGTATTTAATAGTTCTATCGTTACGTCATTACCAGATATAGTGAAAGCATCTATTTCATATCCATTGGAATTATAAATTGGAATTATTTCTAATGGAGAACTAAGAGATGTGGAATTTTTTATAATATCAACTTTAACTATAGACCCTCCACTAATAGATGATTTTAATTCAATATTTCCACCATTTTTTACAAATAAAACAGGAGCTGTATTATATTTTTTACCCGCATTTAAAATTTCTATTTTATCAATTGTTCGTATATTTTTTATTCCACAAACTATTATTGAGGATAATTGTGCAGATAAAGTTGGGTCAGTAGGATAATCAAATCCATCTTTTATTCTTGTTAATGTTTCAATTTTTCCAATATCATTGGATATTAACTTAAGAACAGCATTGTTTCCGGAATCAGATACAATCCTAGAAATAGTTGGTAATTTTAAATATCCTCTACCACCAAAATTAACTTTTACATCTTCAATAGGACCATCTGCATTTTCAGATGTAGTGGTATAACTTATATTTGCACTTGGTAATATTTGTAGTTCAGTATCAGTTAAATTCTTTACTGAATTAAAAGAAAAAGCATTGTCACTATTAATTAAATCTATATTAATTTTAGTATTTAATTGATGTTCGATTACAGTAATTTTATTGAACGATACTACTTCTTCATCAGTTGATATTTGATTTTTAGATTGATCTAATGGACTTATTGGATTTAATTTATAATATAAAACTTTTGGAAACTCATTAACATTTGTGTTAATAGTTATTGAAGCGTTTGTTTGTCCTGGAATTCCAGATCTCGTAATAGCAAATCCATCGTTAAAAAGTCCAATAAATTCTATTTTTCTAGTGAAATTGCTATCAACATAAAAGTCAAGTGACATATCAGATAGTGAGGCATCAGACAAATCAAAAGATATTATAGATCCCTTGTAAGGAGTTATTTGTGGATTAATAATTTTTATTGATTGTGAACCTCCAGATGAAGGAGATGTTATATCAATTTCTTTAGAAATGAAGATATCACTTTCATATTCACAAAAAGATATAATATCTACATCTTTTTTAAAAATATAATATACTCTTCCATTTGTTAATCCACCTAATGGATTATCAGCAAAATAAACAACTTTTGTTCCATTTTTTATATTTCGGAAAGAAGTATTTTTTATAGAATTATTTGAAAGTGAAACGTTTGAATTATTAAAAGTATATTGTCCAATTAAAACTTTTCTATTAATTTTATCAAAAAATAATTTATGTGATTCAGTTAAAGTACTTAGAATTTTAAACTCAACTTGGTCACCAACAGATAGACCATGGTTTTCCGATGTGGTTACAATTCCAGAAACTCTGTTTACACTAGCAGTAAGATTTTGATTTTGAGTTGTAAGTGAATGTGCCGATCCAACAACTCCAAAAGCTTGGTCTATGTTCCAAAATTCTACACAGGCCAAATCTGTACCTATACCTGTAGAAGTTGTATACCCAACTGTTGATATACCTATGTAATCTTTTCCTAGATTTACAGCATAAACTGTTTGATTATTAACAATAGTAAAAGATACTCCAGAACCAACCTTATTGATATACAAGGGTGTTCCACTAAGTCCAGCATTATATGTCAGGGGTTGACCTGTGTAGAATTTGTGGTTTGGTAAATAAATTGATTTTGCAGGTATGAATCTAGATTCAAAAGAAGTGGTTCCTAATCCAACTACAGTCCTAGTTATTCCAGAAAATCCTGTTCCAACAGATTCTTTTGGATCGAAAAATGTAGTTGTATTGGGAATAAAGACTCCAGCTATTGGATTTTCAGTTTTAAAGGTAAATTTCTTAGGAAGAAGAACAACATCATCTATTCCAGAAGTATGAACTCCCGTATTGGAAATTCTGTTCACAAAGAATCCAGATCTTTGTGGAGAAATTCCAGTTATTAACAACGTTTCTGTTCCTATTCCAATAAAATCATTTACAGAAAAACCAGAAATATCTTTTACTTTTATAAAAGTAGATATTCCAGTGACTGCTTGTGTAGGAATACTTTCTATTAATTGAACTACCTTATCATTAACATTAATTTTATATAAACCTTCTAACTCAATTGCAGATATTGTAGAAACTCCAGAAATAGTTACTGGTTCTAAATTATAAAATTGATGAGGTGTATCAAATTGTGCTTCAATCTGATTATATTTGGGGACAAAAACTACATTTGAAAAAGATTTCGATTGTACGGAGATATTTTTAATTTCCTTTCCCTTTAATTTTGATATTACAATATTGGCTCCAGTTCCACCTGAACCTTTATTATCCAGAAGAATCAAATCATTTACTTTATAATTGTGGCCAGGAGAAAATATTGAAACGTCTTGTATTGTTCCAGAATTTAAATTTGTAATTTGAAATTCTTGTTTATAATTATCGGAAACATTATCTATGAGTCCATAAGATGATCTTGAATAATTTAAATAGTATGGTCCTACATTTCTTGTGACTTCATTTGTAAAAAAGTCATATCCTTGATTATATATTGGTAAAAAGTTTTCTTCTAATGGTATATTATTAAATGTTGGTCCAACAATATATGGATATCTATTTTTTGCTACTTTAGAAATGTCAATATCAACACTGTAAAAATATGCATAAACTCCATCAGGATATTCTGGAGTTACACAAAATCTCCCATTATGTTCATCAAGATCTCCAGAACCATCATACACATAATCATTAACAAAGTATCCTGCTTGAAAACTAGATGGTCTAATATCTGGATCTGTAACCGCTTTTAATACATAACTAGTTTTTATTTGTCGTATTGCTCCTCCAGAAGCATTTCCATATCCGTAAGGTCCATATATAGGGTTTCCATCATAAGCATATCCAAATATAGGAGAATGTCGCAGTTCTCCTGAAGTTTCTTTATTAGATGCAGTAAAATTATCAGAAAGTTGATATCTTAATTTTTTTGGAATGTAGTATGAACAAACTTGCAGTCCTAACTCTTGATTTTGAGGGTCTAAAAGAATAGAATCATCGTTTTCATTGGTATAATTTTGAAATTTTACTACTTGATCAACTTTCCATTGTTTTAGATTTGCCAAAAACTTTGCACTCTTTCCTCTATTTTCCAGTCTTATACTTGTATTTGATATGCCATATCCAACTCCACCATCAATTATATTGGTTTGAACTAATTTTCCTTCAGAATTAATAATTGGTTCAATTTTAGCAAAATCTCCATCACCTGTAATGATAATATCAGAGTCTTCCCTATACCCTTTACCACCATTGGTTATTTTAACATCCACAATTTTACCATTAACAACAATAGGAACCAAGGAAGCTTCAGATTTTATACTAGATACTCCTACAAAAGGTCTCCTATGAAAATTTACTATATCTGTGCATCCGTAAGAAACCCCACCAGTTTCCAAATAAATATCTTCTATTTGTCCCAGAACTACCGGTTTTAAGATCGGAGAAATTATAGATGTGGATCCCAAAGAAGAAGTAGCTTCTACACTTATTGTTATAGGCGGGTATCCAATAATATGTGTTCCGACTCCAAGAGACTCAAATTTAATATATTTTTTATTTACATAATTATCAGTGGTTAAACTGGAAATTCCAACTCCAGCGAAAGAAAGTTTAAATTTATTTTCATCTAAAACTTTTATATAATAATAATGGGAAGTATTGAGTCCAGATATTGGTGTTCCCGTAGTAGAATAAGTAACAAGTTCAACATCTGAAAATCCGTGATTTGGAGCAAAAACATATGAATCAAAAGTATTGATTCCAATAGTATCATTATCAAATGATAAGACCGATAAAACTTTTACTTTTCTGTTTGAATATCCTTGTCCAGGATCTTTAACATAAATCTCGGTTATTGTATTTTTACTTTTTAAGGTACTAAAATAATGAAATCCAGAACTAACTCCAATAATATTAACTTCATTAATTTTCTTTAGAGATTCTTCTTTTGTTGTATAAAGTTTAATTTTACTATCACTTACTATTCCAACATAATAAGATGACCCATTTACTAATCCAGGCACGTCTAAATTAGTATTTGAATCATATACTATCTCTTCCCCATCTTCAAAAGCAATATTTGTTAAGAACGAAATAATATTATTTGTATCGTCAACATTTATTTCTGATTTAAATCCATAAGATAATCTTGATTTCACTAAATTCGATTCTAATGAACAACCCGCTCCATTACCACCAAAAATATTAATTTTGGGTTTAGATTGATATCCTATTCCTGGAGAGATTATTTTTATTTTTTCAACTTTACCTGATAGATTTGCATGAGCTTTTGCGCCGAGTCCTGATGAATCTATAATTTCAATAGTAGGAGGATTTACAACATCATATCCAACTCCTTTATTAGTAACATCTATAGAATCTATAGGTCCGTAAAAAATATTTTCATCATAATATGTTGAAGATAATAATTCAACACCGTTTACCATTAAACCTACTTGTTTGTTATTTGTAGTTCTCTTACTAATATCGTCAGCAGAAGAAACTTTTGTTGGAGTAAATGGAAACTTTTTAAGAATTTTTTGGTGATTTAAAGTTTTATTTGCGAATCCACCAATAACTATAGTATCTGAAGAAATTCCTGATTTAGCTTCAAGATATTTCTTGGAAAAAATATCTGATTTACTAAATGATAGTTTTATATTGTTTGGATCAACAGAAGTGACATAGTAGTAACCGGTGGATATTCCAGAAGAATTAAAATTATTTGTATTATAAAATATTAAATTACCATTTGAATAGTTATGACTTGGAACATAAAAAGTTGACGTAAATCCTTGAAATTCTGCAGGTCTATTTGATTGTACAAACGTTTGTACGGTTCTTTTATCATCGGTCACGTAAATTGTATAATTTGGCAGTCCCGAAGAAGTCACATAAAAATACTTATTATCTTTACCCAAATAACTATTTTGAACTCCAGTAGGATATTTTACAATATCAGGAAAATAATTAGTATAGTGATTTGATTTATTAATTGTTTTTTGTATACATTTAATTTTATTTACATTTATACCTACTTGTGTAAGTTGCACCAATATTTGATTGGAATATTTTTTAATCTGATCAGAAATAGGAAACTCGATGCCTATAATTTCAGCCTGAACAAAATTAGAGTTTTCATCAAAAACTAATATTTTCTCTTGGTTATATGCAGATATTTTATCATATAGAGTAAATCTAAACTTATTTGAACTTTGTTGTTCAGATAATTCAACATCATGTTTTGTTGGAATATTGTATATCCATGAATTAAATCTCACATCATCCAATAAATTTTTACCAAAAGAAGATAATTTAATTTTATCCCCTACTCTTAGATTATTAGTAGTTTTATAATCAATATCTTGAATAACATTTACGACTCTAAATTCTACTTTAGAAGTATTTCCAAATCCAACATAACTATAAGCAAATTTATCTTCTACTAAGAAAAGCCCATAATTTAATTTTTTTGTTACACCAGTTACTCCTAAAAATTGGGTGGAAGTTTTATCCGTATAAAAAATTTCTATAAAGTCTGAATTTTCGGGTTTGACTAAAATTTTTCCAGATTTTTCAAATCCAACAGTAGAATCAACTATAATATTGTTAGCTCCCACTTGAACATCTTCAAGTATTTTTGTTTGGCCTGTAGCTCGAAAAGTTCCAGAGAGGGAAGATGAATCTAAAGAAATTTCATATAAATTTTTACCTGATACTGGTCTGAATTCTATATTAAAGATAGAACCGGTTGCGGTTGAAATACCAGTATTTTGAAATAAAAAGTTTCCTTTAGTGTTTACTGGATCTGCTCCAGAAATTTTCTCTACAAGAATATTTTTAGTAACAAAAAAAGTATCTGAAGATGGTTTTAATGTAAAATCATTTGGTTTTATTACATCAATATCACTTCCATACAATACTTTGAATAAAAATTTATAAGAAGAATCTGTACCTTTTGAAATATAAAAATTTCTTGCATTTAAAAGTACATTTTCTATCGAAACATTTTCATCAAAATTTCTATTTTCAAATCCAAGGAAAAACTCATACTTAAAATTCTCATAGAATTTAAGTAAAAATAAATTACTTAAATTAATAACCTCAGATCCGGAAGAATGTTCAGTTGCTGAAGTTTTAGAAAAATTTAAAAATTCAGAATTTTCAAAAGATTCTATAGAATCAATTCCAGAAAATCCTCTGATACACCCAGTAAACGTATTTGTCGTTATACCAGTATATGTGATGATTTCATCATTAATTTTTAATAATCCATATGTATCTGGCCAACCATCTGTACTATCTACTGTTATAGTGGTGTCATATGTCAATAGATTACTACTTAATTCAGTTGCCGCAACCAATTTTAGTGGGTTGAATTCACTTGTACTTTTATACTTGTTTATATTTGAAGCTAAATCAACCGTTCCAGACTGATGTTCTAAAGATTTGTAATATTGTCTTAAAAACTCAACAAATAATGGAGAGTCTTCACTTAGAAATTGGGGAATTTGAGATTCTATTATAGAATCAATTTTTACTCTTTTAATTTCTGACATTTTATCTAGTATACTGTCCGTTTAGATAGCTTGATGTTGAAACATATTGTGTAGCTGAAATATTTTCACCTGAGGTAATACTATCTTCAATCATATTTACCACTGATTTTTGTATATCAACTTGAAGATATAAATCTTTCAATCCAATAACATCATTGGATTCGGGAATAGCTTGAACTTCGATTACTCCACTCTCTGTAGTTGAATCTATTATATTTACCACATTCAAAAGTATCTCTCCTTTTTTATAATCAATAGTTCCAGCATTTGCAGTAACTATCGTAGGAACATTATTTGTCAATTTAAAAAAGAATATTCTTCCAAAATTTGTCGTTTTAGATGTATCTAATGTTCCCGCTGTTGCACTATCTTGTACTTGTACATCCGCCATATAAATTATTTCTGAAGTTCCAAATATTTTAAATCCTGTTGATTTAATGGAGTATCCATTTTTTTTAATATGTATTCTATTTCCAAAACATAACTCATATGTTGCAGCAGTGTTTAATTTTGGAATTAAATCTCTCCTCATTCTAACTTTTGTTATATTCGATGTTACTGCTTTATCGGAATCATCAATTAATCCAACAACCTTACTATATTTGAATCTTCCGCCAAAACTATTAACATCAGAAGATTTTGAGTATGTTGTTAAAGTATTTAAAATTTTTCCTCTGATAGATTCTGGACGAGTAGACCTATTTACGTTGTAATAAACGGAAGAATCTATTTCAACATACAAATATGACAAATCAACAATTTCTGGCTTAATGCCAGCTATTGAATATTGTTTTAATGATCTGGATATTTCCTGTTTTGTTAAAGATGATAAAAATTGCCCATTTCTTGGTTTTATAGAAATGAATACTTTACCATATTCAGGTGGATCCAACTCTTCTCCACCATAAGCAGTCACAGAATCAACATTTGAATATATGTACGGTATCAATCCCTTATAGTCATTTGCTGTTACTGCTCTATACTGAGAAGCATAAACTCTTGGAGCCAAATATTTAATTGAATCAATATTTTCAATTTCATCACCATTTTGTGATGGAAACTCAGTAAGAGGTAAAGAAACTCCAGAAGAAATTTCTTCAAGATTATTATCTTTCAATATTCCGGCAAAAGTAAAATTATTTGCACCATTACCAGAAGTACCACTCGTAACAATATAGCTAACTTCAATTCTGCTTCCATCTGGAGGTCTTTTTCCTAAAATATCATCCCCAAATCTAATTTCATATTTTTGATCGGAAACTTCCTGAATCAAAAATATTCTAGAGTCTTTATTAATGTTTAAAATATTATTATAAATTGTATAAATTTCAGTAACTTGATCTGTAACTTTAATTCTAATAGTAGTAGTATCAATATTTGGATTTGGTAAAATAAATCTTTGATTTTTTTGGGAATAATCCATTATAAAAGTACTAGTTAAATATCTCCCCTCATATACTTCTAAATTATTAAAATGTGCAAATCCATCACCTTCTATAGGAGTGGTTACATTTTCTGGAATTGAAAATATAAAATTGCCACCAACTACAGCCCCTAATACAATAGTGCCTGCATAAACAGTAACTGTTCTAGAATTGTTATTGTTTCTCATATCCACTGAGAAACTTATTTTTGTCCTTGAAGATCTTCTTGACCTAGGAACATAACCTATATTACGAGCCAGTGAAACAACATTTTCTCTAAGAGTTGCACTATCTAAGAAAGTTTCATTTACTGCCATATTCGTATTATAGGCAGTAATATAACTATTGTATGCTAAGAGATCAATTAGTGTAGAAAAATTAGATCCTTCAAAATCAAAGTCAGTGAACTCACTATTTGCTCGCAAATAGTCTTTGATCTGTATTCTTAGATCGTTAAAGTCTAAATTTGTGAATTGATTAAATGACATTAGACTCTAGTTGGTTGTAATATGAAGTCTACTGTTTGAGGAGGAATTGATAATCCAATAACATCGTAAGATATTGCAATATTTAATTCATTAGTATAATCTGGATAACTAACTTCAACAGAAGATATTTTAATTCTTGGTTCAAAATTCTTAAGCAAAATTTCAATATCTATTTGTAAAGATCTAGCTAAAGGAATTGATTGAAGTTCAAAAACTGAACTTTCAATATTAGTTCCTATAAGACTATTAAAAAATTTTTCTCCAATTCTAGTTCTAACTAGATTAACTACAGATTTTTTAATAGCATCAGCATCATTTAATGATAAAATATCATTAGTTACAGGATTTCTAGTAAATGAAAGACTAATGTCTCTAAATTTTCTAGAAATCCTTCTCATCACTCAAACTAAGGGTATTTATTATATGTATAAGACCTTTTACCACTTTTTACCATAGGTTGGTTCAGTTCCGTATGACCAATCATCATAATCTTCATCATTACGAATCTGCTCATGTAGTTGATTTTGCGTTTTTATCCGCTCAGAGAAGAACCCATACCCATAAGTATAGTGTCCGCTATAATCTTTACCTTCGAAAGTCACTAATTTTGCTTCTAAATCTTCAATTTTCTTCAAAAAATCGTCAGATCCATAATCAGTGATCAATTTTGTGGTCCCCCACGTTTCCTTCATGTAATTCGAGTCTCTATCGACTGGTAAATTTGACATTTTAGCTCCTGATTTGTTAAATCAGAACTTTTTACGGGGTTGCTATCCCGAAATTTCGTCTGTCATTACCGATTCGTACTCATCACCAAGTATTTTTTTAAGATATTCTTCGTTCCAATAAGTATAATACTCAGTTTTTGCTAATTTTTTGCGAATTTTGCTCAATTTTACCTTAGATTGACACAAAATTAAGTTAAATTTCTTATTATTTGTTTGAACCCCATTGATAAAAGTAGGTTGAGACGCACAATCTTCAAAAAATGTGTAGTAGGGGAACTTTTCATTATAGATATCTACCCATTTCTTAACTTGAGTTAAATTCCAAAAGTCATCTACAATAAAAATGATGACATCATAACCTGGTTCAGGTACAATATCATCAATTGGACACTCAATAATTTTATTTTTAGAGTTAGAAGCATAAGGACAAACAGAGAATCCTCCAAGTTCTTCTCTTTCTTTAGCTACATCTTTAGCCCATGATAAAATATAAGCTTCTTTTTCATTCATAATTATCCTGCTGCAAGAGGAGAATTTGGATTTGGCTTAGAAACGTAATTACTTCTTACTTGTTGTGCAACATTATAACCAAAAACTTTAGCATCTACTGGAGGAGTTTCAGGAGCATCTGCAAGATTTGGTCCTAGTTTTGGATTTAGGTCTTCTGACATTGTGGTGAAAATAATAACTTAAAATTATTTAGACTTTTTGCCTTTATTTGCTTTTGCTTGGGTTTTAATACCTTTATATCTTTTATCTGGTCGGCAAAGATTGCCCTCTCTTACTGTTCTTTGAGTTTTACTCATTTTCCTTGTC